GTGATCTCAGCTATCTTTGTGCCGGATGTCTGCACCTGGTTTACTGATACAGATGTAAATCCTGAATCATTTACTAAATCCGAGGTTTTTGTAGGTATCGTCGGTTTTCCTGATAAGTCACTGTACTGCCCCGATGTTGCTACTGCAGCAAGGGATGATGATAGAACATAATTTCCAAGTATTGTGGTCAACGATGCACTTGTGACATAACTCGCAAGAGCTGTCGCAAGATCCGTCGTGGTCACATAGTTTGACAGGTCTATCGCTGTGGTGCCTATCAGTTCCCATCCGCCCGATGTTCCGTCTGTATTGATATATTCATCATAAATATTCTGCAGTTCAGGATCCGAGGTTGGAACGAGATATATCGTGGTTGTTGATATATCAGATATAGGGAGTGATGCTACAACTTGAATATCAATAGTGACTATAGCTGCTATGAGAGCATCTACTTCTGCCTGAGTATAGGTTTCTGATTTCAGGTAATAATTGGCCAGATTATTTACAGTATTTGTAATAAATCCGCTATCATTATTCAATTCAGAAGTCTTTGATGGCGGTTTAGGTGCATAAACATCCTGAGAGGTTCCGTTTATATCTATTTCCGCTATCTTTGTGCCGGTTGCCTGCAGCTGAGTCCACGAGACTGAATCTCCGCTTGGAACTGTTACCGTCTGACTGTTTCCGTCAGAATCTGTAATAGTTATCACATCGCCCGATATAGTGAACGTATAAGTAGTATCAGCATCGGGTACCGTGACAGCTGAACTCAAGCCATCTGAGCCATTCAATGTGATCGTGTGGCTTGAGATTGAAAGTGTATAAGTTACGCCATTACCCAAACCGTCCAATATGTCCATGTTCGCATTGAACAGGGCAAGGAAGTCTTTCACTTGATCATTGACGGCTGGTTTGCCTAAATTCAAATTAGGTGTATATGTTGCCATGATTTAACCCCATGACGGACGATTAGTCCATCCACTGAAAGCATTTGTGCCTGTCAACGGAACATTCCAACTCGATGCGCTGCTTGCATCATGAGGCAGTGCTGTAGCGTAGGCATCAGGAATCCAATAGACATATGTTCTGTTGTAATCAACATAGGATGCCTCCGTCCATTGATGATGTATCTGCCACATTTTACCTACAGCTGGTGGATAGTTCACGTTATACATCGAGTTCGGTGAACCAAACATTGAAGTCATGTCTGTTGCTTGACTGAAATCCCATTCTGAGAAATCCGGCGGTGTAAGAAGCGAACCGCAATATTGGAACATATTATTGAAATACTTGCCGCTTGATACATCCCATCCCTCTAATGGCGACAGATCAGCCAACCATATCTTGTTGGCGAACATATATCCGAAGTCAGTGACTTTTGATACATCCCAATCTGCTATTGCAGATATATCAACAAGTTTACTTCCTTCTGTATAACTTAATATCCATACTGAATATCCAAAGAACATATGGTTCATGTTCGTGACATTCGATACATCCCAGTTCTCCAAGCCCTTAAATGTCTTTACGTTCTTACATGATGCATAGAACATATTACGCATGGATGTAACGCTGGACACATCCCAATTCTCAAAATCAGAATAATCTTCCATATCACTCAACGGACACAGATAGAACATTCCGGTCATAGTCGTGACGTGTGATACATCCCATTTTTTGACGGCTGATACATCCTTAAGGCTTTCACAATTTTGGAACATGCCGCTCATGCTGGTTACACCTGATACATCCCAATCTTCCAAACCATCAAGGGTTTCAAGACCGTCATCAAATGCAAACATAGCGTACAAAGAGCCTTGCATCTTCCAATTGCTTAAGAAAGATACATTAGTCATGCGGTGGCACTCTTGGAACGAGTTTTCAAAATCGGTGCAATTAGATACATCCCAACTTGCCAAAGGCGAGAAATCGTCTGCACTGCAGCAAGCGAAAGACCATCTCATTGTTGTTATGGTAGAGGCATCGGCATAGGCAAGTTCTGTGAGGTCTGTAACATACTTCATTGCATCGCCATCACCGCCATAAAGTCCTGTTGTTCTCCACGGCAAGGACGATAATTTAGAACCATAATTCAATTCAAGATATGTATACATCCCGAAATCATATTCATCTTCGGGAATGGTTTGAGGGTCGTAGTCTACCCAATATGAATAATTGTGTATGAATCCATAACCGTCCTCGTATACATCGCCATACGTACTGTGATTTACAACATTGCCGTGATCTACGACTTGAATCTTCTGTTCATAACTTCTCTCAACAAGTATCGTCTCATCGTCAAATATGTATTCTCTGCGATACGATGCCATGACAGTCACTTCACCCTCGGTATCAAAGGTAGTTCCGAGTGCGGGTAAGAAAGAACAATGTGCATTATCAAACCTTACAGCATCTGTCATAACAGGCTCCGCATCAGGGTCATCCTCATCATAGACAGGAACTTCAAAGAAGAACTGTCCGGCATAAATTGTTGACCCTAATGGTACAAACGGATGTGAAAAAATAGTCTTTTCATTACCTGATCCTGAATTATTTAGGGTGTAGTTATGTCCTACTCCGAATATCGTAAATTTGAGTTTGTTTGTATCAATTGTTGCACTCATATAAACTCACTCCACCTTAAAGGGTTATCCATATTCAGAATAAAAACTCTTGCTGAATGTTTGCCCTTGCCTGTCACTCTGAAAGCGCATGTTACGCTGTGTATTCTTTTTCCAGCTAATGATTTCTGCTCTATCACTTCAAAGTTGTAAGCGCTTGGGTCACTATCCGTTCCATCTACTGTAAGTAATAGATTAACTGTGCCTGTACTTGAACGATCTACTTCACAAGTGAACATCATTCCAAGACGCATAACGTCAACAGATTGATTCCACTCAATCTCAGCAACTTTTATGTAATAGTAATTATCTAAAGTAATACTCGAAGTATTCTCGGCATGAAGTAACCAAAAGCTTTTTCCGCCAGCCTCTTGGCCGTTGTTATAATCAGATGCCAATCCTGCGACAGTTTTGCTGAATCTATCCTGTGCTTTTGATAACCTCGGATTATCTCCAGTGCATGTTACATGCATCTTCCCACTTATCTGATAAGTGATCTCCGTAATAGCTCCGTAGTCATACCCGCCAGCCTGATTGTCTGTAAATGTCAGAACATCTCCCGGATCATATGTCGGAATAAGAGGCATGTCTGAGTCGTAAGGAATGTAGTAGACTCCATTCCATGCATCAATGATCTCACTGAGAGCTTCCAGTCTATTTGACTGATCTGTGAACTGCAGGAAAGGATTCACTCCGAGATCGAGTACTATTCCTCCAGTATTGGAATTAGCTACATATTCCTGGACTCCACCTTCTTTATATGTTCCGTATATTCCATCGTATGTCGTGCGGAAGTCTGACAAATTTGAAGAATATCTGAACGATGCAGGAACTGTGTCAGCTGAGGTAGAGCCATATTTATGCATATAGAGGCGCCCATCACGTCCTATATATGCAAATGCTCCGAGATATGCTCCGAGATATCCTAAAACATCTCTCCAGGTTTTAACATCCGTCACTACATCTGCAAATCCGGTCTTTCTGGATCCGTTTGGCAATGCTGATATATCTGCAGATGAAGACCCTAAAGCAACGCCTGCTGCCGTGCAGGCCTCTGTCAGCCACTGATATGGAGTCTGTATTGCCACGTGAGCAGATGGGACGAACTGGACATCATCAAACTTCAGCATGTCATCATAAGCTTTCAGCGTGATGTGATCAGAAGTCTGATACGCTTCAGCAACCGTGAATATCCCCATAGGAATAACATCAAGTGCTCCTGATATAGAGCATTCAAGTTCTACAGTCGCGCCATACAGCTCATATCTGGATACTCCGGCAAGGATCAGTTCTATTGCAAGCGATGCTGCATAAACCGTCCCGGTCTTAAGGCTCTGCTTAGATATGGTTCTTGTAATGGTTCCGCCATTTATGATGTTTTCATCATCAAATGTATAAACGGTACCACCAACTGTTGTGATGGTACCGTCCCAGGACAGATCTCTTATATTCGATTTTATGTGTGTGATAAAATCTGCAGATGCTGAATACATTAATAAGCCACCACCTCAAATGAAACCTGCCAATCGGTTGATACGCTGTCTGACCTGATCAGGTTATAATCCAAATTGTCTACATAGGCGTAAAAGGTATTTGCAGCAAGAGTATGAGGATCATAATAGGTCACTGTGATGGAAGATCCTGATGTGTAATAATCAAAAAGTTTCTGATACCAGGCATCACTGACTATCATCGATACGGACATCCAAGGAACTCCAAGCCTCTTGATGTCTCTTATCCTGGTTCCTGCTTCCGTCTCATTGACAGTCTGAATATTGACAGGCTTGAAATGATATTCATCCTTGGTCAGAGGAAGCTCTTCGACGCCAAAATATAATTCAACTTTCAGACTCATTATCTTCCTCCACTTACAAGATTCTGTCTCTGCTGCGAATTAAGTATGATAGTATCGAGTTTCTCCTGTCCGATATATACAGGAATCGTTATCGAACCTGCTCCTGCGGGAGCGGCTTCCATGAACATATCATTGGCAGGAAGTTCAAGGACTGATGTAAGAGTTCCCTCGAGTTGCGACTTCGAATCTTCAAGGCCTTCTGTGAAGAGATCTATCATATCAGGAGCATATGTATGAAAATCAGACAGGGGACCTTTTTCGGGCTCGGAGAATCCGAGATAGTCGGCAATGGTACCGGCAATATTCTTGCATGCATCAACTACGCTGTTTATCTTGTCTTTTATACCGCCGACAAAATTATCAATGAGATCGTGCCCCCAGTTCTTAGCCTTATCAATGAATCCGAGAATGCCTTCTCCGAAGGATTCCATGATATTTGTAGCCGATTCAAAGATTTTATCCTTGAAATCTACAAGGCCCTGTGCCAGTGCTACTATGAGGTCAAGAGCCACCTCTCCCATCTTGCCAAGAAAACTTAAAATACCATTTGCAAGGCTCATAATGATTTCTTTTGCCGCATCATTCAGTTTAGAGACGCTGGATATAAGCGTTTCAACTATCTTGATGATTATCTCAGGGATGCGAACCAATAGCCTTGGAAGGGCATTTATAAGGCCTGTGGCCAGCCCTACGATAAGAGCGATACTTGCCTCAATAAGCAAATCAACATTGTCTATGAGCGTATCAACTACGGCTATCACT